CATTGCTCTTCTTCTTTGGCAATTCTCTGCATCTCGGGGTCATCACCTTCCTTCCACTTGTTCAGAATGTTCTGAGTGATAACTAGGTGTTGATTCTCATCACGTGCAATCAGTGAGATGATCTTTGCACTTCCTTCCATAAGTTTGAGTTCGCCAAATGCAAAACTGCAAGCGAAACTGACGTAAAAGCGAATACCTTCAAGAATATTAACGTTTGCAACTGCTCTGAATAGTTTTCTCTTGAGTTCATACCTTGCCTCTTGTGCGTATGGTACTTGTTCTAATGCGTGAACCCACTCATTTGTAGAACCATAATGCTGAGCACTGTTAATAAAATCATTATATGCCTGAGTTACACTCACGGCACGTTCCATAATACGATCCTCTTTTAGAATCGTATCAAAAATGTCCGATGGATCCGAATAAACATTCTTGATGATATAGGTATAAGAACGGGAGTGAATCATCTCCATAAACTCCCAGACCTTCATACAAGCTTCCAGTTCAGGAAGTGAACAGTATGGTGCAAATGCCATACCAGGTCCACGACCTTGAACAGAGTCCAACATTACCTGATACTTCAGGTTACTGGTAAAGATATGCTTTTGTTCTGGACGGAGAGATTGATAATCACCCCTATCCTTCTGAAGAGAGACCTCTTCGGGTCTCCAGAAATAACCCAATTGCTGTGTTGTTAGTTTATCGAAGATTGGGTATTTGTAAGAATCATATCTTTGTATTCCCAGTGGTTGACCAAAAAACATAGGTTGTTTTTTGGTATCTACTTCCTGAGGATTGAAAACAGTCATCGACTCGATCACCTGCTTATCCTCCAAACCTGTTTTAAATCTTACAAGACTCACAATCTTCCTCCTCTGAATCTAGAATATCGGAAATTAAATTTTCAAGAGACTGTTTGGTTTCTTCAACCTCATCAGTCTTATGATCATAAGTATTTTGATAGTAACTGGTTTTCCAGCCGTACTTATATGTAGTCAGAAGGTCCTGTGCCATTACTGAAGTAGGAACTTCATTATCTGGGTAATTTTCTGGATTATAGGACCAGTTTCCAGAAATCGCCTGATCGAAGAATTTTTGCATAACAGCAACAATATGAATATAACCACGATTGCTAGGCATATCCCACAGCAATGTATAATTGTTCTTAAGAGTTTGATACTGGGGAACAATTTGCTTAAGTGGTCCTTTCTTTGACTTCTTAATGGACAGGTATCCACGAGGAGGCTCAATTCCATTTGTTGCGTTTGACACAACGGAACTGCTCTCCGATGGCATCTGTGCGGACAGTGTTGAGTTCCGCACCCCATATTGTAGAACCTGTGCTCTAAGAGATTCCCAATCATATTTCAACTCGTTTGGAACGATTTCATCTACATCCTTTTTGTATGTATCAATCGGGAGAATACCCTGTCCATACTTAGTACGATGGGAATATTCACAAGCACCCTTTTCTTTGGCAAGATCAACGGTTGCCTGAATCAAATAATACTGAAATGCCTCAGTCAGATCATGAACCAGTTGCCAAGCACCAGGATCATCATAATGCTCACCGTGCTTAGCGAGATAATGTGCCAGACCAATAAAACCTACCCCAAGTGAACGACGTGCTCTGGTGGCGATTTCTGCTGCTTTAACGGGGTATCCTTGAAAATCAATGAGTTCATCAAGACTCCTAACAGCAAGATCACAAAGAACTTCAAGATCTTCGTTATCCCTAATTTTTCCAACGTTAATAGCAGAAAGGATGCAAAGGGCAATTTCACCATCTGGATCGTCGATATGCTGAATAGGTTTGGTAGGCAGAGTAATTTCCTGACACAGATTGCTCATCTCAACTTTATCCATAAAGGAAGAGTGAGAGTTGCAGTGGTCAATGTTCATAATGTAAACACGACCAGTTTCAGCACGTTCTTTCAGGAGGTCCAGAAAGAGTTCTTGAGCTCCGATAGTCTTTCTTGGAATAGACTCATCTCGTTCATAACGAACATACAACTCGTCAAAAGAATCAGTTCCAAAAGCATCATACAGACCAGGAACTGCGTGTGGAGAGAAGAGTGAAACTTCTTCGTTCTTGATGAATCGCTCATAGAACAGTTTAGAGATTTGGATACTGTAGTCTAACTTACGAACACGGTTATCTTCGGTTCCTTTGTTATTTTTTAATACCAGGATGTCTTCTATCTCTTGGTGCCAGATTGGGAAGTGGACAGTTGCTGATCCACCTCTGATGCCATTTTGAGTGCAGCATCGGACAGTTGCTTCAAACTTTTTGAGGAAAGGGACAACACCTGTGTGCTGAACTTCTCCACCTCTGATTTTAGCGTTGATGCCACGGATTCTACCTGCGTTGATACCGATGCCCGCCCTTTGTGCAACATATCTGCCGATAGCCATATCAGAACTAAAGATGCTATCGAGGGTGTCATCAACATCAACAAGAACACAGCTAGCATATTGTCGAAGTGGAGTTCGCACTCCTGCCATGATAGGTGTGGGAATGTTGATTTTGTGTTTGGAGATTGCATCGTAGTACTTCCTAACGTAGTCTAAACGTGTTTCTTTAGGATACTTGGAAAAGATTGTCGCCGCAATTAGAAGGTACATAAACTGTGGCGTTTCATAAAGTTCGTTAGAACTTCTGTCCTGCACGAGGTACTTATCAACGACTTGACGTAGGCCCGCATAAGTGAACAGATAGTCACGACTATGATCAATGAACGACTCAAGTTTATCAAACTCTTCATCGGTATACAGGTCAAGGATTTCTGCGTCATAGACACCTCTACCAACGGCACGAAGGACGTGCTGCTTAACTGTGGGGCACTCGTGCATACGACCAAACAACTGCTTGCGGAGAGCAAACAGAAGCAGTCGAGCAGCAACGAACTGATAGTTGGGGTGATCCAGATCAATCAGGTCAGATGCTGAACGAATTAGAATTTCCTGAATCTCTGCGGTGGTGATCCCATCATAGAATTGAATGCCTGATTGCATCTCTACCTGAGATGCTGATACACCTGCCAGGTCTTTGCAGGCTTCTTCCACCATAACGTGGAGTTTATTTAAATCAAGGGGTTCAGTTTTACCATTTCTCTTAACGACTTTCGTTCCGTTGCTCATATTCTCTTCCAGTTGTTAAACTTAATTTTTGCTTCTAAACCTGAGTAGGTATTTGATTTTAACACATCCATAACATTAAGTCCAGCTAAAACCATATCATTAATATCTTTTTGCTGGATACTTGTTGGCCAAATAATTACCTTGTCACCTCTGTCGATGGTTTTTGATATTCGGTTGACGATTTCTCGATTGCGAGGTTCGTTATCAAAAACGTAAATATAATGGCCCCAACCAAACGACCCAATATCAACGTCGGACCCACACATAGCAATAGCATTTTGTACAAACGTGGAGTCGAAGGGTCCTTCAACAATATAAATGGGTTTTGAAGAATCCACTTTGTCAAGACCATAAATCTTCGGGGTATCATCAGAAAGCATCACAGTAATATATTTAACAGGGTTGGGTCCAAGTGCTCTTCCCTGAAAACCTATCAAGTTAGAGTCTGCATCATACATTGGTATAATAATGCGACTTTCATCCCTACCAATAGTGCTGAAAGTAACTTTTTGAGTGTTAGTCCACTCCTTAAATTTGTCAGTAAAATAAAACTTTTCTGGATTAAGTTTCCTCTTTTCCAAGTACTCTCTAGCAATTGGAACCTCTGATGCTTTTGGTAAATCTAGTTTCTTTTTAAAGATTGGTTTTACAAACTCAAACTTAGGTTCTTCAACCACAAAGTTTCTACCAGTGTGCCCTTCCTTAAACTTTTCAAGTGTATATTGCTTGTGAAGATTAGGATCTAATTCTTTGAGAAAATTATTAAAGGATAAACTTGCTCCACAATTGTGACACTTGAAGTTTGTATTATTCTTTACGGGATAGATATACCCCCTTGTTTTATTTTTATTTTTTTGAGAGTCACCACAAAGAGGGCATCGGAAGTTGTAGAGATCTGCCTTAACTCTCTTAAATTTTTGAAGACGCGAAGATACGAGTCCAATGTACTTGGAGTCAACCAGATCCATTATAAAAGATTATTTTGCTTGCTCTATCGTAACAGAAGTTGCCGTGGGAGTCAACATTCCCTTAACTGTAGGTATGATATTGATAGATATCAGGACAGCACCAAGAATTCCAACAAACTGCCATCTAAACTTTTTAAGATCTTCTACTACTTTTTCTAATGTTTCTATTCTTGACACAACTGCCTTATGATCTTCTTTGTTTTCTGTCTTTAGATCCTCAATCATTTTAACAAGAAGTTCATCAGTCTTTATGCTTTGCTCAATTCTCTCATCGTGTTTTGCAAGAATTGTAGCAATACGTGAATTACCTTCAGAGATCTTATCAACAGCCGCCTCTAACTTTGATAGCATCTCGCGGGATAGGTCTTCATAAATGCCGAGTTTAGATTCAAGAACCGCTAGTTTTGATTCTTGGGAAAACATTTTATTTTTTCTGCCAGAGTTTTCTAAATCCTTTTTGTGGTGGATAGATATATTTTTTCTTATTTTTTACCGGTGGAGTTTCTGTTTCTGGATCATACCCCAAAGAGGATTGTCCAGTAACATTTGCAATTGAAGATTCTTCTTTTAAAGATCTAACTATACCAATAATTTTATTAATATCCATTAAATTCTTTGTAATTCTACTTTGCAATTAATATCCTCTACTACATCACTTATTTCACTTTTTGGATATTCTGGTATTCTATTTAAAAATACCAAAAAACTTTTAATATATGGCCAAAGATCTCTCTCTAAATTATAAAAAAGTAGTGGAACTGCGGCATCATTGAACACATTAAATAAAACAGTTAAATGATTTAATATAAGATGGGTTTTCAACTCACCCGTATTTTTATATCTTTTTAATAATCTTTTAATGTATTTAATACGTTTTAAATCATCCTCAAAATCATCTCTGGTTACTGCCTGAGGATTATCATAGAATTTTATAGCAAAGAGTAGATAATTACTCTCATTCAATTCATCAAATTTCATACCATATTATCAGCTATCTGGAAATCTTAAGTCATCATTTGCATCACCAGTAATGCCAATAGCAACTAATGTCTCACTCTTAACTCTTAACTTTCCGTGACAATCAACATATGTCGTTACTCCAACCCACCCAGAATGACCTACTGCATAAGCACCTGCTTTGCCATTAACAGTTCTTGTTTTAGCAACTCCAACTTCTACCGCATCTACACCAAAAACAGCAGAAAATCTATTTGATTTTACATCAGGAGCAATATATTGCGTTCCATATAAAGTATATTTTGGTTTTTGCGTTACGGTATAAGCAGCCCCAACAGTAGCAGCAGGACCAACAGTACCTATTCCAATTAAGAATTGAGTTGATCCAATAGAAAGTTGAGTCGCAGAAGTTACACCAGAAATTATTGCCTGCCCTAAAGTAGCGCCAGCACCAATAACTAAAATATCACCAGTTCTAATTCCAGCAGTTACAAAAGTTGTACCACTACCAGTCACAACTTTGGTGCTAAGGTTAATAGTAATAGTTCCAGTTAGATTGCTTAAAGAATCTTTATTGCCCCAAAGAGCCATGTTTCCTTACCTATAAATTCTTTGTATACAGATATTTATAAAAAAAAGAGACCTTTACTTTGGTCTCTTTTATCATTCTAAGTTATGGGGTTAAATCTTTAGCACCTTTGTTCTTCAATTGTGCTTGCGCTTGAAGAAGAATGAGTGAAAGAATTCCGTTTGACTTGACCTTTGGGTTTGCTCCAAGTGCTTCCGAAACTGCAAAAAGAACAGTTGCGATAAGAGCCTGATTTGCTAAACACCAAGCGACTACTGCCGACATGATGACCTCCGTATGAAGAGTATCCTGTCCTATTTAGCAATCAGTCAAATCTTGAGTGCATCATATCTTGTGATCTTTGGGCAGATGCACGACGAGCAGCTACTTTTTGTGCTGGAGATTTTGGTCCACCATATTCTCCAGCAGTAGGTGGTTTTTTGCCAGGAACTTTTTTCTCTCCTCTTGGTTTAACACCCATTCTACCAGTTCCCATAGATTTAGCAACTAACTCAAATGCTTTATTACGTGGTTTTCTTGGAGTGCCCGACACTTTATCCTCTTTTCTTCTTTCATCAATAATCTCACCTTCTAATTCGTAAGACATTTTGAGTCCCATTGCTCTCAACTTGTTCTTAACAAGATTTACTTTAGTTGGGATTGATCTTGGATCTTCAGATCCAGTCACATCTTCTTTTTCTTTTTCTTCATTATAGTGTTTCCAAGCAGTGGCATATGCAATACTCTTTTCTTTTTTGGTTAATTTACCATCTTTTGCATACGCTTTTTTAATATTCTTAACCATTCTTTCTGCCTTAGCACTTGGTGGAGATACTTCTTGAATATCTTCACCTTCTAATTCATATGAACTAGTTTGAAGAGATCCAACAGGAATTCTTCCCGACTTTTGTGCGGCAAGTTTTTGTTGATTTAGTTGTCTTTCTTTATTTTGAAATTGCTGAAGATTCGAAACCTGTCTTTTTTGATTTGGATCTAAACCAGCTGGTTTTTTTTGTTGAGATCCGACTACAGATTTATCATCTTCAATTTGCTCCCCCAAAGAGGGAAAGACTTTTACAACAGCAGTTTTACCAGAATAATTATTTACTTTTTCACCAGTTATCTTCTTTTTTTGATTTTCGGTTTTATTTTCTACTTCTCCAAGAAATTCTTCAGAAACTCCTTTTTTCTTTGCTATAGCAGAACCACGAACTTTTCTACGATTCAAAAGATACTTATCAGTCTTATCGTGATCCCCATCATTATCAATATCCTTATCTTCTCTGCCAACTGGATCTAATCCTTTACCTGCTTTTACTTTTGCAGTTTTCTGTCCCTTTTCATCATCCTTTTCATTTGGATGATATGCAGTAATTTCTACTCTTGCAATATTTGGGTTTGAACGAAGTTCGGCAATTTTGGCACGGGTTGCCTGACGACGATAGGTGTTACCAGTCTTCTTATCAGTTACAACAACCCATTCTTTCTTTTCAGAAGTTTCTTCAGTAAAAACATTTACCATAGCGGCAATCAAAGACTTTTCAACTAAATCTTTAACGTCACTAGTATACTCTTCTCCAATAATTTTCTTCTTAGCAATTGCCTTAACTGCAGGAGGTGCAGGAGACTTAGCGAGTTGGGAAAGATATGCTTTTGAAACTTGAGCAGGATTCATATTACTTGCCTTACCCATTTTTTGCTTCACTTTATATTTTACATCGGAAGCAAGTTGTGATGCCTGCTTTTCTACGTCAGTTTTACCTGCAGCGTGACCACGATGAGGACCGCCTTTTTCTTCAAAAATCTGCTTACTCATTGGAAGATTTAAATTACTTACTTTTTCCTATACTTATTTATGAATTGTCTTCCCCAACTACTTCCTGGTGTCATTTTCTCAGTATATTTTCTAAATCCATCAGTACCAACTAAAGTATTTGGTTTACCTGGTTCCCTTTCAATCGAACTCATATGAACTTCAGTATATTTTTTTGCTTCTGTAACATCCTTAATCCAAGACTTAAACATAATATGATCTTCAGTTACACAAATAAGATAATTAGTTCCACGACGAATAATACGTCCAACAAGTCCAGTATTTAAATTTTCCACAAGTTGTCCAACTTGATAAATTTTTTCTTGAACATAATTTTCACGAAGATTTAACCAATCAAATTTAGGAGCAATCTCCCAAAGACTCCAACCCTCTTTAATATTCATTGCTGCACGAAGAGTATTATAAAGTTCTCTTGCCTGCTTATCATTCATTGAAGCAGGAACTCCTTTGCGAAAAGTTTTAAAATCTCCTTCTGCTGCTGCCTTTCTCTGTTTTGATGCAGACATTCCCGATACATTATCTTCGGCGTCTGGATCTCTTTCACCAGCAGAACGAACTTCTATATTATCAAAGGCATAAAGTTTTCCGTTATAGTTGCCAGAAAGATTTTCAAATTCCTTAACTCTATCTCCACCACCAACAATTCTTACATTTGTATATCCATCCATATGTGCTTTCTTGAGTACATCAAAGATAGTACGATTTGCTGGGTCATTTATAATCTTTTCACTATGATTTGGATACATTTGTCTCATAATTGAAACTTTTGTATCAGCATCTAATGGGTTCTTTTTCTTGTCCTGACTTCTTGATGGGACGATAATATAATCCCCATCATCAGAAGATGAAGCAACCGTATCTAATAGTTTTTCGTGACCTGTAGTTGGTGGGTTAAATCTACCAAAAGCAATAGTAAGTGTGCCTTTAGTTTTTTCCACTTCAGGTGGAACCATCTCCACTGGTTGTTGTGCCTGTGGTTCTTGTTGTGGTGCTAGTTCTTTCTGTGGTGCTGGTTCTTGTGATGGTTGTGATAAATTCTTTTCTTTTTCAGTTTGCGATGGATCTTGCCCAACTCTTTGACGTTTATTATAAAACTTTAAACGACCTTTTTCAGTTTTAGCAATAAACTCTCCAGTTCTACGATCATACCACCCACCATGTCCATCACCTTCCAACCCAAGACGAGCAGCCTGTTGAGAGGCAGATGCTTCAGATAAAAATTGAAAAAAATTTTTCATTACTTACAGATTTTATTAGTTATTTCTCGTTCGTTTACAACAATGTACTTGAGGACACTATTCCTCATTTTCTTATATTTATTCATTTCTTTATCCGTCTTACATAATGAGATTTTTTTATCAAACGTCATATAGATATGTGCCAATAAATCAGTATATCTTGTACGCCTGGACTTAGATGATGATTCAAATGATTTAATAATATCTTGTATTTGGGAATTCATTTCATTCAATTTTACCATATGGTCCGGAATTTGGTGATTGCGAATTTGCATAAAAATATATTTCACGAACAATTTTATCTTGTATTTTTTTAGATTGAGACTCTAAAATCTTAGCAAATTTAACTCCAGTAAATTTAGCATATTTCCATTTGGCATCTTTATTTTTGACTTGAAAAATAAATTCATCTTTAGTCATATTCATTTTTTGAATACTCTGAATGTCATCATATATTTCACCAATTAAATCCACAGAGTTTAACTGAGGACTATTTGTATAATTTGGTATTTCTGGCAAATTAAATGATGTAAGAATTTTATTCATAGGCCCATAAGATATTTTACCTTGATTAGCAGATGTCCCTTGAATCTCACCTTTCCATCCAGAAGGACCCCCAGAATCAGATCTCCATTGTATTTCAAATTTACCACCAGTTTTCCATAAAGTAAAAGTATCCATAGCACTTAATGGATTATCACTTTTTTTATAGATTATTGTTCCGGCATAGACTATATCATCTGCATTTCTATCATTAGAAACATTGTAATATTTAAATGGTTTTGCGACTTTAGATATTTTTTTCAGTGAAACTCCTATTAATTTTTTATCTTGAATCATTTGAATCATTGCTTGATTTAGACTCTTTATAGATTTTGCATCTTTAATCAATTTCCAATCAGGTTCTGACATTGAATTACTAATCATATAAAAGTCTGCTGGACTCCATTTATTAATATTACTGAATATTCTTTCCTTTCTATTCAGTTCTTTAAACTTAGATTCAATTATATTGACTTGCCTGCTTCCCCTATGAAATGTCCAAGTAATATTTTTATCTACACTAGAGAATAATTTATTAGCTCCTTGTATGGAAGAATTTATCCAATCTTCAGATATGTTAAGCATATCCTCAAACTTGGCGTCAACATCAATATGTCTTTTACACTTTTCAAAGTTTGAAGCTGAAACATCTTCTATTTGTATATTTCTTTTTAAAACACTAAATGCTAGAGCAGCATACAAACACTGAGAAGATTCAACATTTCTTGTTTGAAGAGCTCCCCTATCTGCACCTTCTCTAATTGGTTTATAAACTATTACAATTTTATCATTTTTTAAATTTACAACTGTAGCAGGAAATGAAGATGCTCCTATCTTTTCTCTGGATATTTTGTCATTTGGTATTTTAGATTTTCTCAATGCATCTTCTAATTTAAGTTGCATTTGTCCCCTATTAGGGCCTTTTACAATAAGGGTGGTGCTTTTAGCATTCGCAGATTTTACCGTTACGTTAAAATCCCTAAAAGATTTTACAATATTGTATAGCTCTTCTCCAAAATCCATTTGGCATAGGCATTAATTAAAAATATTTAGTATGCTCAAGAAGGGACTTGAACCCCCACAGATTACTCTACTGGAACCTAAACCCAGCGCGTCTACCAATTCCGCCACTTGAGCAATGGAGAATAGGAGAATCGAACTCCTAATAAGTGCTTGCAAAGCACCCGTTATACCGTTTAACTAATTCCCCAATAAAACCCCGAAGGGTCAAATATTTATTCAAAATTAATATCTACAATCTGATCATCAAGAGTTTGCAAAACTTCTCTGAGATTTAGAACTCTGATTGGAGGATATTCTTTACTATATCCTTTTTGTGCTTGATAAACTGCTTCTCGCACAGCATTAGCAGTTCCCACATCCATCTTAAGTGTAATTTTTTTCATCGGTCGTCAGCAGCACGATTTTCAGAAAAATAAACATCAAAAGCACCTTCAGGATAACGCTTGAGAAGTTTTTGAACATTACGAGCAACAACATCATCAAGTGTAGTATCCAATGCCATACAAGCTTGAGCAACATACCACATAATGTCACCCAGTTCAATAATCAGGTGCTCACGGTTGTCCTCATTATAAGGTTTTCCTTGGAAGATCATTTTCTTAACAATCTCAAGAAACTCTCCACCCTCAGCATTGATACCAACAGAAGCAGTCAGAAGTCTCTCAATATTGGCACCTTTCTCATCCAGTGCGACAAGACGATCAGAAAGAGAAAGAAAGTCTTTAGATGCATCAGAAGTTACGGCATCCACAAACTCAGCATACTTATCAAAATCTACGTGTTTAGCAGTTTCCATTAAAATTTAAATCCCTCAAACGACTTTTTAGGTTTCTTGTCTTCATCATTATACTCGTCTTCGTTTCCAGAGTCAAGTATATCTTTTTGTGCAGACTGTTCACAATCATACAGTCTCATTTTAGCACGATCAATACCTACAATGAAACGTTTGTAGATAGTGGGATCATTATAACGGTTCTTCAATTGCTTCACCATAATCTGCCCAAGTCCCTCCAACTCTTCAGTGCTAATAAGGGCAAACATAAGATCAGCAGTAGCAGGGAGACCAAAGGACTCACTAGTATCAGTAAGTTCAACATCAGAGTTCCCATAACCACTGCGGGTAGTCTGGGTAGCAGAGACAATGGGAACATTGAATTCCACTGCCAAACCACGAAGTTCTTCAGCAATTGCTTTAATATACGAATATGAATTGACAGAAAGGTTTGACTTATACCTGCTGGAAGCACATATATTAAGGTAATCAATGAAAATAATATCAGGTCTAAATGACTTCTTGAGAGCAAGTTCATTAAGAAGTGCCTTAAAGTGTCCTGAGTGTGCAGAAGCAGTTGGATATTCTTTGATGACTAAAGAACCTTGTGTCTTCTTCGCAATACTATTTACTTTGTTTTCAAATGTCGAACGTGGGAGATCAACCAGTTGCTGAATCGGGACATTGAGAAGGTTTGCGTCAATTCTTTCTGCAATTCTTTCTTCCGCCATTTCAAGAGTGATATAGAGTACGGACCTACCCTGTAACAAGACGGAGCTAGCCAAATGACACATAAAGAGTGATTTCCCAACACCCGTTCCAGCGAGAGCAATATTGAGAGTCTTGTTAGGTAAACCACCTTTTGTGATTTTGTTGAAATATTCCAGGTCAAACTCAATTTTATCTTCTTTACGGTGGTAAAATTCATATCGTTCCTCATAGTTCTGAAGATAATCGTGACCGATATTATTATCAAACGATACTGCTAGAGCATCGGAAAGAATACTTGGAATTGCATCACGATTTTTCTTCTCATTATTTCCATCAGCAATATGAATTGACTCCATAAGTGCCAAATAAATGGCACGATCACGGCACCACTTTTCAGTAGTGTCAAGTAACCACTGTTTTTCTACTGCAGCATCATTTAAAGATGCATTGATTTCTCGGATCTCTTTGACTTCAGTTTCATTAAGATCAGTGCGATTCTCTACCTCAATGTTGAGTGCTTCAATGGTGATTGCTGAACCATACTTAACAATGAATTGAACAATCTCCTCAAAAATGACCTTCTCCGACTTTTGCTCAAAATAATCTGGTTGTATGAAAGGTATGACTTTGCGTGAGTAGTCTTCATTGAATACTAAGTTCCTTAAAATAGTTGTCTCAATTCTTTCCATTATTTGTAATGCAAATAGGCACTCATAATATACTTTGGACCACTAATAGGAGGTTCACCTCGATGAGGGAACATCCAAAGTGGAGGAAACATAATTAAAGTTCCCTGTTTTGGTTGAATTTGAACATCCTTGAAAATAGTTTGACCACCACTTTCAACATCATTCAAATACCATATAAAAGATAAAAATCTTCTTGAGGACGAATGATCAAGCACATCAACGTGAGTATCAAAACGATCTTCTCCACCAGCATTATACCTTTTTATACGAAATTGTTCAAGAGCATGTTCTTCGGGAAATACACGTTTATCAATAAACTGATAATACCTATCACGATAATCAAAGATTTTTTTAATGATATGATTATGAACAATATTAACTTCCGGAGTTAAATCTCTATTTTCAGTAAGATTTAATTGCGTAAAGTTGGGTTTTCCTTCTTGATCGTAACGTTCATGTAAATGTTCAGTTTGATCAAAAAGAGATATTAGAAAATCACAAATATTATCTTCTAGTGCATTTTCATAAATGTGAATGAAATCTTGAATCTCATCCATAAGAGAATTCACCCTTAGCAATCACATCAAGTTTTTCCATTACTTCTTCAGTGAAATATTGCTGTGGGTTTTTGAGAATTTCCTTTGCGTAAATTTTCTTACCATCCATTTCATAACGTCCCGCAACATTCTTCCAGAGTCCACCGAGTTCCCCGAGTTCCAAAAGACCATAATAGCGATCAAGACCGCGCTCATCATAAAATAGACGGATTTCAACTTGTTGGTTCTCCTTACTCAAACGCGACTTAGCAGTCTTTGCTTTGATAATATTTCCAATAACTTCCTTTCCATCCTTTTCCTTTGACTTACTTAAATAAATGATAGTAGAAGCGGCATACTTAAGACCACTACCACCACCCATCTCCTTAGTAGGAACATAAGACCCAATAACATCGTAAGTATGATTTGTCACAATCATTGGAATTTTTGCCTGACCAAGCTTCAGAGTGAGCATACGAAATGCACCTTTGATAAGCTGCGATTTGGTCATATCACGAACTTCCTTATCATTCAGAGCGTCATTAATCTCTTTACTTGTAGAAAGCATCCCCAAGGAGTCTAACACAAACATACAAGGATTGCGTTCTCCCTCAGGTTTTTTCATATACATATCTACTGCTTTGAGTGCCGTTCCGCGAAACTCTTCAACAGTAACAACATTAACAACCACCAAACGAGTAGTATCAATTCCACGAGATTCTAATAGAGATTTAGTAATAGCAGCTTCAGTGTCAAAGTAGAGACAATAACCATTGGGATGAGTATCAAGAAAGTTCTTAACCACGGCGAGAGAGAAAAAAGTCTTTCCAGTAGAAGACTCTCCAGCAATAGCAGTAATTTTATTCCCAGATACACCACCAAATACACTACCTGAAACCAGTGCATTAAAAATGTATGAACCCGTATCAACATAACTTTCAGTCTCATCGATATCGGAGGCAAGTTGTGTATACTCACCACCAATTTCTTTTACAATATCTTTAAGAAAATCCATTAAGCCACCATCCCGTATTCTTCACGAAGTATTTTTTTATAAGGCAAACCTTGTTCTCTAAGTTCCTTCACCAATTTAAGTTTATGGTAAAGAGCAGCATCTCCTCCAAATCCAAGAGCGCTGATAATCTTTTTCAACTCTTCATCGTTAATAGGCAAATCCATTAGGTAAAAAATAGTTCAAGGTTTACAGTTTTTTCCACATTCCATCCAATTGCATCAAGAATAGACTTAAGTGGATCTACAAAACTCTTTTCAAATTGTAGTTCATAATCAATGTATTTGTCAAGACCAAGTTCCTTAGGGAAATCTTGAATGAAAGAAATTACGTTTTCTTGAATAATATTTGGTTTTTTCAAGAAAACAAACTTAACCTTTTCACCATTACCGATGAGTGAATATTTGTTAGTAAGTTTTTTATCCTTAATATAATAATTGAACAGAAGTGCTCCACGAATATGAATGGGAGTTTTTGAGGCATAAATGGTTGATGATGATGAATACTTACGAACATCAGATGCTGTGCGAGGAAAGGCAATCTGCTCTGGTGGAAGTTTTCTAAAATCAGAACGGCACTTATCAATAAAATTAATTACATCATCCTCAGTTCCACTCATCATAATCTTCAAACCATCCTTAATCATCTGACGACAAGGTGCTGGAGTAGAAGATTTTACTGCTTCAATACCCATCATCTTCAGTTTAGGTTCTTCATAACGAACACCTTCACTGTCCCAGACATTTAGGATATATCGTTTCTTGGCAGTCCAGATTCCACGTTCAGCAATGTTCTCACGTTTCATCTGCATCTTTTGGTCATAGGCATTTACATAGTCCGCCAGTTCCTGGTAGCAACTTTCAATATACTTTTCAAGTTCCACTTTAGCGACCTTATCAAGGAACGACACAATGCCTTCAGTAGTTTTTTCTCTTCCCTTGTATACAGTTTCCACCAAAGGACCCATATTGAGATAAATGGAGTCAGTATCAGAAGCAATAACATAATCAACATCCTGTGTCTTGAGAACTTTATTCAGATACTTATTAATCTTATCTTCAATCCATCGAATCGAAACCTGCCCAGAAAGAGTGATTGCCTCAGCATTTGCTAGTTTAAAATAACGGAAGTACTGATTGCCAATAGCACCATAAGCACTATTAAGTTGAATCTTCCTTGCCATTTGAATGTTGTTACACCTTGCAATCTCTTTTTCCAACTCTTTCGTCTTTTTCTTTTCATACTCTTGTTTGGCAGCGAGCATTTTCTTTTTGTAGATGGTACGGTCCTCATAAATCTTTTCCATCAATTCTGGAAGAAATCCACGTACATCTTTACGATACATTGCACCATTCGCACAAACTGCATAGTCCTTATACAGTTCAAAATTAATTTGCTGATTAAGAATTTTGTCTACAGTTACGGAAGGATGCCTTTCATCCAAAAGAGTTTCAGGACTTATGTTGTACTGCATAATCAAGTGAGGATATAGACTATTAAGGTCAAAGTTCACTACCCAATCATACTTTCCAGGAACAGGTTCCTTAACATAAGCACCAGCATACTTAGAGTCTTTATCAGTTCTCTCCTTTGCTGGAATAACAATATTTCTTTTTTTCAAATAATTGTAGATAATTGTATCCCACATACGAACTTGAAAGAATACATCCTCATAGTTCACTTTGGCATCATATGCCATAGTCAATGCAAGTTCAATTAGTTTCATCTTGTCTTCCAAACGGTCAACAAGTTCCACGTCCTTGATGTTGTACTCTACAAACTTCTGCCAACCTTTAGTGTAAAAATCTTTGAATGTATCAAACTCGGAGTGGTCCAATTTTTTCTGACCAAGTTCCACATTTGCAATATGATCTAGACGATATGATTCCTGATTCGTATAGGTAAATTTCTTATACAAATCAAGATAATCTAGTTGAGAAATTCCACCAATATCATAAGAAATATACTTACGACCAGAGATATACGTTTCTTCTTCAGTCACAAGTCCCCAGGGAGACATGCGCTTCATCAATTTCTCACCAAGAATTCTATCCAATCGACGAACAATATACGGAATATCATATAGTTTACTATTCCATCCAGTTATAACTTCTGGTGTATTTTCTCCAACCATCCACCAATTGATGAAATCATTAAGAAGATCATATTCATTATTGAATCTTTTGTAATAAACATTACTTTGATTCAACTTAAACGGTCCTTGCCCCCAAGTTATAATTTCTTTTGTAGAATAATCTTGAAGTGTAATCAATAAAATTTCTTCAGCAGCAGATTCCACATCAGGAAATCCATTCTCAGAAGCAACCTCAATATCAATAGTAGTTAATTTAATTTTATTAATATCAAATTTTAATTCTTCTTCTGGATAAGTTTCTGAAATATATTGGTAGATAAATCGTTCATTTCCACAAATTTTGAATCCTTCCACACTATCATACTTTTTAATAAACTCACGACAATCACGCACAGAGCCAGGTTGAATGGATTCAACATATTCTCCTTGAAGAGTTTTATACTTAGTTTGTTTTTTAGATGGAACAAAAAGAGTCGGGTTGAACTTCTCCCGAGTCATAAAGTGTTTACCATCTTCATAACCTCGGACCAGGAAGTGATCACCGACCATTTGAACGTTGGTGTAAAATCTCATCATTAATTTTTAAATGTCGTATAGAAGTTTCAAATTTGTTTGTTATGATATTAGCAGTCTTTCCAGTTAGTTCTTCATAGACACTAATAAACATACTAAAATAATGCCAATGATTTTTTGGTACGTATTGCGGAGATAAGCACACAAAAATATAATCAAAATTATAATCATCAAATTGATAATCTTCTTTTTCTACATTAGAAAAAGTTGGTAAATATTGAGAATTAATTTGATTTCTTGTTTTATTAGCACTATTTTTATTACCAATCCAAGTAAATGATTTTATTTTTTTTACACTAGACAACCATGCTCCCCAGTTTCCTTCGTGTATTATATCATGATTAACAATATTGGAATATTCTCTATCTATTCCACCATATTGGGGATCGTAATCACCACCAAAAAAATCATCGTGATGGTCAATATTAATAAGATCAATCTCTTCACAATCTTTCAAATCAAAGAGAATAGAATCATGTTCATATCCAAATGAAACATTATCACAATTTTTTATTGACTTTAAAAATGTATTATAACAGAATAATAAATTTGATTGATCAATATAAAAATTATGCTCTTGAAAATCAGAAAAATCATAAAGTTGCTTCCACCTTAAAGATGGATTGTCATCAAAAAATAATCCATTATAAAGTTGTATTGTTGGACCCATTATATAATCCAAATCTATACTTAGAACTTTCATTGATTTTCTAAATATTTTTTTAAAATACTCTCTATTGGATCTGCAAAAGTTAATATATCTTCAGACCTAATCATTATTTCATTTTGATTAGAAAAATTTAACCACTTAGTCAATTCAAATGAAACTTGATCCAATAAAAATGGTTTAATAAGTTTACAATTTGGATCACCAAGTTCGGAATCAACTTCAATAACTTCAGATACGATCACTTGATTGTTCTTCAGTAAAAGGCACTTGATCACTTTGTCCATTTACTTTCTCCTCATATAATTCTAAAATGGTTTTGACTGGTTCTACTATGGTTACCACCCAATCAGTTGAAATTGGAATCTGCTCATCTGCAGAAAGAATAATCCAGGGAGACAACGAAACCTGCAACTCTCCATCTAAAGAAGTATCTGATTTAGTTTCTGTTAATAAAACTGGTCGTTTATATTCTACTCTATGTGGATGTTTGAATAAGTATCCACATACCGTATCACCAGAAACCAATTCTTTAATGTCTGAAATTATGGTCTCTCCAGATTTTAGTAAAGCAAGTTTAGTTGACATTGTATTCTCTATCCTTCATTCATTATAGCAATAAAAATGGGAGGTGTCAACTGGAT